AATACTCATAATAGTGTGCTAATCCGCAACCAAAGTCTAATATAGAGTCTCCACCACAATACTCTACACCCTCAGTCATAATTCTATATCTAGTATCAGCATCTGCCTTGTCTGGCCAATCAACACCCAGATGAGAGTCTCCATGTTGTTTATAGCAATTTTCGTAGTGATCAATTATATCTTTATAGTTCATTATCATATTTTCTAAAGTTAAAATGCTGCATTATAGAGTCTACTATAGACTCTGCTGTTAAGTAATCAAAATGAAAACCATCTCTTCCAAAATCTAATAACTCGTACTTATGTAGTATATTATTTAATTGTGTTAAATCAGATATATCTGTAGGCACAGTAGTATTATATATATTAGGTAGTAAATCATTCACAGTATTAAAACAATATCTAAACTCCTCTACACTTTTAGAATTATGTTCATCTCCCTCATAATGTATAAATTGCCAAGGATCTTCATAACGTCTATGTTTATAACTCCACATAATTATCATATATTTAGGATTGTGTTCGGAAATAATTTGTTTAGCTATATTTAAAATTAAACGATTAGCAGCACCGTCTATACCTAAGTTTATACAATGTTTTTTACTAGTAGTTTGAAGTATAGAAGGCCATGTATGCTCATAAGGAACCCCCACTCCTTTTGTAAAACTATCTCCTAAACACCATACTACATCATCTAAGTTATTAGGCCACTCTTCATCTCTAAAACCTCTAGAATTATGTCTATAAGATATAGGATAAGGATAGGTAATCCAATCTTTAGTAGAAGCTATAGGTCTATTAGCAGAACTGTATATATTATCTATGCCTGTAGTACTACACATAGTATTTATATTAAAAGGAAATGTTAGGTAGTCCATAATTTATCTTCTAATTTAATTCTATCAGCTAATTGTTTTAAACTAACTTTTTCGAAATGATTAGATGGATAATTATTATATACATCTAGTAATGCTGTAAAATTACTTATATCATTTAATTTTTCTTTTAAAGTAATTTTTTTAATAGGAAAAGGATTATCAGATACTAAAAAACCTTTTTTTGACAAGTATTGAATGTAATCTGTAATTTCTATAAATTTTAATAACTGCTCAGAACAGTATTTAGTTAAATCTTTATTACGAACTCTTTTAGTATTAAATTTATTATACTCTAGTAGGGATAAATTTTTATCAGATATAATATTAAATTCATTCTTAAAAAGAGTATCAGGATTAGTTATTAAATCAGTATAACTAATTACCTTATGTTTAGGAAAATATTTATCAACCCATACATAAAAATCTTCAAAGTATTTTAAAGATTCTATAAATAAATCTTTTTCTATGGAATAAGATTTATTATTTTTATTTTGTTTATACTCTTCTTTACTGTAAACATTTAATACACCTGTTCCTTTTTGAGTATTACTATAACTCAGAACTGACTCAAATGAGCACCGTGAAATTACATATATATCTGTAAAAAAATAACTACAAAACTTTAAGTATTTTTCAGTATCATTGCCAAACTCTGTAGATCTATAAGGTGAGCAACGAGCTACTATATTTGTTCTATCAGTTGATAGAGTTTTTATTAAAATGCTTAAATCCATAGTAAGATTACATAAATCATGATAGTTTTTAGTAAGATAGCCGTGATAGTTTAAATAAACAGTTAAAGATCTTTGAAAGTAAGTACTACCTATACCGTCAGGAGTCAATACTAAAATTCTTTTTAGCTTATTTAGATATTTCGACATTATTATACCTTTGTTCAATCTCACATACTATTTGCCACTGTCTAGAGGTTAATTGTGGATGTTTTTGTTGAGATTTTAAACATCCTGATACAAAACTTCTCTCTTTATCTGTTAATTCCTGCTTTTCAAGAAATATTCGTAATTCTTTTCTAATCCTTCGAGTCGTCATTTTTTACAACACCACCTATATTAAATTCATTTGTATTTGGTAAGTCGTAAATAAAAGGATCAACTTTCATTATTTCTTTTTTCTTTGCTTGAAACTCTTTTTCAAACTTCCAATCATCATATTTATCTCTAATCCACTTCAGCATAGGGATTCTCCTTAGGTGTTAAACAAAGCGTGACTCTGTACTCATCGCTTAAATTCATTATGCGGTGTTTTACACCACTTTTAATTAGATAACTATATCCTTCTCTGTAATGATATTGTTTATCATTTTCAAACTCTATAAAACTATTAGCAGTAGATATAGAAGTTATAATACTATTAGAATAAATATCTGTTTGAGTTTGATCTATATGCCAAGGTATTTGATTTCTAGGCATAAGAATAGATAGATATAAATGTTCTATATCTCTTACCGCAGTATGTTTATTACAAATAGTTAACCATTTTATTATACTAGGAAAATGACGTATCATAGGAGATGGAGTACTGTCTGTTATAATATCAAAAGATTTCCAAGCATGATGACCATATCTTTCATTAAATAAATGATGTCCCATAGTAAAAAAAGAAATTATCTTTTGTAAGTCATCTTTATCTATTTTAGGAAGAGGTATCTGTTTGCAATTTGTCAAAAGATATTCTCCTATTCTTTAATAGCGGTAGAAAAGGTATAGCACTTTGTTCAAAAATAATAGGATTAGCATTGTCTATAGTCATAATAATGGCTATATCTTGAATACCAGTACCATACATTTCATTATGTGCTATTGCATAAGCACAACCTTGAATATAATAATCAGTGATTTGTTTATTATTTTTCTTTTTCTTTGAAGTTTTAAAATCTATAATAGTAGGTTTTCCACGCCAAATACCTACCATATCAGTTCTGCCAGCATATTTATATTTATTAGACCATAAAACTTGTTCTTGGCCCCAGATTTCTTCTACACCCTTTTCAGTAGCACGAATTAAATCACGACTCATCTGAATAACATCTACAGCTTCTTTATATAATTCATCCCATATGTCTTCACCATTAAAATGTCGTTCAGCATACTCATGTACTAAAGTTCCTCTATCAGTAGCTATCTTAGATACACGAGCAGCTTCTTCTTCTCCTACACGTTCTTTCCATTTTAATAACCATGTTTGATCAGAAGTCTTACCTAGTATAGTAGTAATACTAGGGTAAGAGCCATCTGGAGTATGGTACGTTCTACCAGTAGGTAGAGTATCAGTAGCACAGTTCGTTGTATAATTGTATTTCTTTGAGGTTGTCCACAGTGTTGACAATAGGTTTTCCTTTACCATTTAAACTTGTATTTATTAGAATAGAGTGACCATGATTTTTACATTGATCTAAAATTCTCCATAAAAAGAGATTAGATGTTTGATCAACAACCTGTAGTCTAGCAGAGTTGTCATAAGTATTAAATGGACCTTTTTTAATCTTAGCTATATTTAACATATAAGGACAAGACTTAGTTATATGAAACCAATTAGCAGCCTCTTCTCTTTGGCATATAGGAGCATAAGGTCTCCACGAATCTTCATCTCTATTTTTAATTTTATTTAATTTCTTAATATTATCATCACTCGGCAAACATAGCAAACTACGATTTCCCAAGGCTCTAGGTCCAAACTCAGCTTGCCCCTCAATAACTGCAACTATTTCTCCTTTTAAAATTCTACTAGCATAGTCATTAGCATGTAGTCCTCTACTAGCATTAACTCCTAAATAAGGTGTAAATTGTTTAGGTCGTTCAAGTAATGCAGCTGCTCCTAGTGCACAGCCTGCATCACCTGCTGCAGGTTGAATAGCAACATCGTCAAACTTAGTCCATTTTAATATCTCAGTATTAGCTACGCAGTTTAAGGCAACACCACCAGCATAAGCAAGTTTAGTCATACCTGTTTCTTGCTGTAACCAACCAGCCATATTAGCAATAATTGTTTGTGTAACATTTTGAACAGAGGCAGCTATATCCCAATCTAAAACTCCATAACCTACTCCGCGTTCTAAATCTTGTAAAACTGTGTAACTACCCTTATAATCATAATGTAAAATATTATCCCTAATATATTTAGACCATTTGGGATTACCATAAGCTGCAGCAGCCATTACTTGAGATTCATCAGATAATGGTTGTAATCCTAAGAAACGAGTAGCAGCACTATAAAATAATCCCAGTGAGTTAGGATATCGCATACGTTTTAACCATGTAAATTTACCATTAGAGTACACGCCTAAAGAAGTAGAAAATTTATTTCCTACCGTATCTATAACCATGACTGCGCAGTCTTCCCAATCAGTAGTAATTATAGAACTCATGGCATGAGCTTCATGATGGTCTACTAGTACAGGTTTTGCTTTAGTTACTTTTTTAATATCTCTTTTAAATCTTTTATAAGTAGTTTCTTCATAAAATACAGCATAATCAAAATCTTCATAAGCATTTTTTAACCAATTAATAGTATGAATTGGAAAGTTATTATCATATTTATTACGAGAAAAACGCTCTTCATGAGATGCTCCTAATATTTTATTATTTTTTATATTTGCTGCTGCACTATCATGGTGATAGCAACTTACTCCTAGTATGTTCATCAAAGTACCTTTTAAATAAGGATGTTAAATCTGTTTTAGTTTTAGTAGAATAATTAGGCGTATCTATAAAATCTACAAAGGCCCACCTATAGTTATCTACTATAGGTTGTATTCTATGAACCATAAAACAGGGAAATAATACAGTTTTTCCTGGTTTAGGATATATTCTTGCTATTACATTATCAGGTTCAGGGGCTGAAAAATCTGTCTCTCTAACTCTAGCACCTTTAGGATTCCAACTACCTAACTCAAAAGGCTTTCCTTCTGTTAAGTAAATCATATGAGTCCAAAAACGTCCGGGCCTAGAAGTAGTAAGTCTTTTTTCTGCAAAATCTAAATTATCAAAATGCCACTCATAACCTTCTCCAGGTTTTAAAAGTATAGCGGATTTACCTGCAAACTCACATTTCCACTGATGGGCATGTTTTATATAATTTGCTGTGCAGTATTTTACAATTTTATCTGCTTTTTTTGCTATCTCATTTGAAAATCCGATCTCAACTGCGTCTTTCCACTCGTTTGCAATGTAATCTCCCATCTTGTAAATACCTCCGAAGCTAATCGCAAAGCAAAATGATTGTGACCATGTTGATTTATATGACCTCTTCCATCTGCAAAATCTTTAGCTAAATCTCTTAAATAATATTCCCATACACAGGGATGATCTTTTATCATAGGTTGTTCTATAATATTAGGACGATATATAGGAATTAACATTAACTTTTCGGCAGTAGCTTCACCTAATACTGCTTTTACAAATAAGGCATTTGTTCTATTATACCACGCCATACGTGTAATTTTTTTAAACCATATATCTTGTACTAATTTTCCCCATATATCACCAGACCCCCACCCATAAGGAAGTAAATAATCTCCATTTCCTTTAGGATCAGCTCTGTGATGGTGCCCTATCAACCAAATTACTTTAAAACGATTGACAAGATCATTCTCTATGATATAATTAGCTTGAGCATCTAATGTTATTCCTGCTTCTTCATAACGATTTTTCAAACCTAATTGGTCAAAAGCGGGTATAGGTGCTTCATCACTTGGTATTGACCAAGAGTTTCCTACTACAAAGATTTCATTATTTATGTTCATAATTGCCTGTGGCGATAGTTTTACGCAAGGAGAAGGTCTTGAGAAACAAACTCAAGCCTACCCTTATTTATTAAATGCGGATATTAAAAATCTAGCACAAAGTGGTGCGTCTGAATATCTTATTACAACACAAATTGAACAAGCTGTCAAGCTAAAACCTGATTTGATTGTTGTAGGGCATACCAGTGAATATAGATGGGAAGTCTGGGATGCTAGAAATGAAATACAGCAAGGATTTTTAATAGCTAATCATGTACTAAAAAATGAGAAGTATTATAGAAACTGGATTCTATCTGAACAAATATTAAGTAATACTAGAAATACTAAAGAACATAAAGCTGCATGGCATGCAGCTGGTATGTTGTATTTTTCTGAAATAGAGTTAGTACAACGTCTCTGGAGTGGGGCAGTAGCTAAACAAATACTATTAGCACAAAGAGTAAATATACCAATGATTCATCATTGTTGTTTTCCTCATTTACAAATACTACTATCAGAACTTACAGATGATTACATAGAATTTCATTTAGATTTAGAAAAACACAAAGATTTAGCTCCAGATGGTTCTCATGCAGGAGTTAAGAGTCATAGGAAACTAGCTAATATGATTATGAATAAACTCAGCTAGAGCTTTAGTTGCTTTTCTATTAGGGTGAACTTGGTCGGTAGCAGAAGCAAAATATTCAGGATGATCTTTCCAAAAGTTGTGTTTATGCTCCCAAAGTTCCCAAAGTTTCATTGCTCCTCTTTTATCATTATCTGAGTATTTTTCAAAGTGGGTATAATCCCCAAAAATAGTGGTATCTTCAAAATCAGGATAGAAAAATTCAGTAATACTAGGAATCTTGAGATAACAATTAAAGTCAGGTTCAATTTTTTCTATACCACCTAATAGAATTAACTTATGTTTATACTGATCTAGTACCTTATATTCTAATTCTTTTACTAAGTTAATTTTTTCAAATAAATCAGTAGTAGTGTATGCTCTATGATGTTCGGGAGTTAAGTGTTTAAAATCTCGCGTAGCACAAGTTTTAACGTATACAACAAAATCAAACCCTATTTCATGACTCATTAAGCAACTTAAAGATACAAAATCACCCCAACCAGGATTAGCAGCATGTGCTACTTCATGACCTAAATCTCGTAAGTATCTGGATATAGAATATTTTTCAGCAAAAGCTCTGGTCTCTTTGGGAGTGAGAGTTGGATCCCACTCCCCTGCTGACCACGAGTCCCCTGTGACCATTATTCTAGCCATTTAGAGACACGCTGCTACAATATCTTTAATTTCTTCCCATTTTTCCTCTTCTTCTTGTAAATTTTCTTTACGAACAATGGTAGAAATTTTAGTAATAGTTGCTACAGGAATATCATATTCTGATTTAATAT